TTATTTCGTGAGGAAATGTTTCGTCAGTGTTCCGGTCCGGAATAAGAGATCGGAATATTCGGGGATGGCATCGAAACAGGGGCATTGCTTAATGTACTCTTCCGGTTCGATTGTGCCGTTGTGGTTGAGGTCTGGTGAGAGGTCGCGGTGTCCGAGGATTAGGGCGGATGGGTAAACGGTGTGGATGGCCGTAAGCAGGGCGCGGAGCGCGCTGCGTTGTTCGGGGGTACGGGTGTCGGCGGCTGTGCCGTCCGATAAAAGGCCGCCTTCGTAGGCGATGCCGATGCTGTGGGCATTGTGGCCGTAGGCGTGGGCGCCTGCAAGGTTGAGGGGACGCATGGGGTGGATTGTGCCGTTTTTCTGTATATAATAGTGGTAGCCGCATCCGTTGAAACCTCTTTGACGGTGGAGCAGCTCGAGTGTTTCGGGGGTGAGGTCGCCGGTGCAGCGGCTGGCGGTGCAGTGTATGACTATGAGGGTGATGGTGCGTGTCACCGGAGGGACGGTGTAGCCGGGGATGAGTGGGCGGAGCATGGTTTGCAGATTGGCGGTTTGCATGGTGTTTGTCGGTTTAAAAGGGTGATCCGAATGCATCGGTAATTAGTTGGACTTGGCAGGGCTTGAGGATTCGGCTGGTGAGGTGGTAGTTTGTTTTGTACATGTTTGACAGGAGGTTTGGGTCGTCCTTAATCCACGCTTTGAGGCGGATGCTGGCACTGGCTGGGGCTATGTTGGGAAAATAGGCGATGGCGATTTCTTGGAAGCCGTATGCGCGGTTCTCAAAGGGGAGGGCGTTGATGGGGTGGTTATTCATCGTGATTCATTTTGGTTATGTGTAACAAAGATAGTGCTTTTTTTACAGGCGTATACTCTATAGCCTAACAGGGGTATGGTTATGTATAGTTAGGATAGAGGTGGTTTTGTGAGCGTAGCGGCGAAGCGGCGGGCGTCAGCCCACCGCTGAGAGTAGCAGTCCGGATGGTGGATGGGAGCCGCGTACCCTAGGCAGGGGTTTCGGGGGTGTACATCAGGCGTGCACGTTCCGCATGGGGTAATTAAAGATAACCGGGTTCCGAAGGGGATAGGTCCGGATGGGGAAACGTGCCGAATGGTTAAGCGCGAGGACGCCGTGCCGATGCAAGAGCGTGTGGCGGGGGGCGGTTAGGGGGGGTAATGGGGCCACACCCCCCGCCCCCCGGCACGCTGCTGCAATGAGAGGGAGGGCGCGGCTATACCTATGATGGCCCCAGAAATCATAGCCGCGCCCGGGAGTGAGCGAGCCTTACGGCTTTATGTAGCATAGATGCAAGGGTCTGCCTTTAAAAAAATACCGCACGACGAAGGAGCTCAGGATATTTTTTTAAAGGATGCCCATTCCAAACGGGGTTTGGGGCTTGCCCCATTCAAACAAGGTGGGCACCCTTGCAGCTATGCTGCATAAAAAAGCCGTGAGGCGAAGACGAACACCGCTTCACCTCTTCGGGGGCGTTTTTTGTGGAGAGAAACGGAGCAAAAAACGTCTGGGGGTGTCCCCCTAGGAAAATTTAGAATACCGCCCGAATGGAGCGTGCCGCATGGGGTAATGTTTGGTAACGTCCGGATGATGGAGGGGTTGCGATGCAGTAGAATGGTGGAGGTATGGTGCGATAGTTGCCGGAACTTGCAAAATGCATGGTAGATAAGCAGCCAAAACCTTAACCCCGGGAGCAAACTTGCGGAGGGGGGCAGGACTGAGCGTAGAATGGTGGAGGAATACCAGCTATAACGTCACAATACAGGCGCGGATGGTAGACTGTGGATTCCGGATGGCGGATGGGTTCGGGGCTGTGCCTGTAAGGCGCTGCACCGATGCTGTCCCATTGGCGTTGTAGGTCCGGATGGCGGATGGGTTCGGTAGCGGCTTCATGGGTGGGGGAAACATTAGGATAGGAAATGGATTCATGAAGCGGCTGCCGCCGGGGTATGCGCCGGACGGAACAATCTGCTATCATGCTCCTGGTAAGCTCTTGCATTGATCAAGCTGCTGATAGTAAGAAATGATAGTAAAATAGAGTGGCCGGTTTGAAAGCTCTTTTTAATTTGCTATCATTTTTTTCTTTTTTGTGCTGATTAATCTGTACCTTTGCCTCCATACCGCGCGAAAGTGTGGTATCTCTGTATTCAGAATCTCCCATCGCCAAGCGAGGCGGCTCATGGGGGATTTTTTTTTCTCTTGAAATCCGGTGTCTGTTTGATCGTCCGGATCTCGATGCCGTAGCCGCCTTCCATGTTGATGATTTGGTCTAAATAGAAGTCTTTGAGCATCACAGCCACGCTGTGATACTTGGTCTCACGGAGCAGGAGGCTTTCGCCTCTGCCCATGTGAGCCCATATTTGATAAAACGTGCTCATTGTTCCTGGAACAATTGGTCGTTGGCGGCATGAGCCAAGAGGCGAAGACGAACACCGCTTTCGTTCCAATAGATTTCGTACTGTTTTTCGTGGTTCTTCTGATTCATGATGTTTTGTTTTTAAATGGTTTGTACTATGGTAGGAGCGATTGTGACCAGTGCGTAGCCCCTCCAATTTTTTTTCTTTTTTCCTATGCTTTTTTCATCGATTCGGCTTGTGATATGCAAGGAATTTCGAGGAAATACTCTTTTTTTCGGTATTCCCGAAAAAAAGGAAGATTTTCTCGAAATAGCGTAGCGATCCTTGCTCATCACAAGACGGAGTGATATTTTCGCATCGGAAAGAAGAGAAAAAATTGGCTGACGGCTAATGTCTTTTCGATGGTTATTCCGTTCCTGCTATTTGCCCTTCACTCGATAAGTTGAAGGGATTTGAGGCGTTCGTAGGCTTCGAAGTAGTTATTCAAGGCCTGATGGGCTTCGGCAAGTTTACGAGCCTCGGCGGTGTGTAGCTTGATGGCTTCGTGGTATTGCTCTATCATACGCTCATGATTGGATATGAGGTACTTGATGAGGTCGCTTCCGGTGGTGCGGCCTGTGAGTTGCTTGAGGTGCTCTAGTTGTGCGGTTTCCTCGGGAGTAAGGCGGAGAGTGAGGGTGCCGCCTTTCTGCTTCTTGGCTGGGGTAGTCATGGGCGGCCTCCTTCCTGTATGGGGTGTGCTGCACATTCGGCATTAAGGGCACTGGCTATGCTCAGCGCCTCACGGTAGCTGCTGCAGGTGAGTTTGATTTGCTCGATGTAGACGCCTCTGACTTTTTCGGGGTATGCTACGGCCCACTTGGTATCTTTGCGGCGTGGGTAAAAAAAGGACATTTCGTTCATAATGATTTTGTTTTGAATGGTTTATACTGCTTTTTGATTTGTTCCGGCGGACTGCCTCAGCTGCTTGAGGCGGCTGATGATGAAGAGTCCGGGCATGGTGATGCGTCCGCGGCTGCGGCGGATTTCATCGAATAGCGTCCAAACGGGATGGCCGATTTCGCCATAACGGCACAGTTGGCATATCTCGCGCATCTGATTTGGGGGGATGTTGAGCATTCCGAGTTGCTGTAGGAGTCCGGTTTCGTTCCTTTTGGGGGCTTTTTCGTCCTCGTTTTCTGGCTTCGGGGATTGGGATACTGCTAATTGCCTTTTTTGGAGGGAAGAAAGAAGTTTCTCCGCCTCCTCCTTCAAGTCCGGAACGGGGTTTGTGAGGGGGATAGAGGAGGAGTTTGTTTTATTTTCTTTTCTTTTGTCGGATTCCGTGCGAGTTTTTCGCGAAATTTCGCGAATGTTCGCGAAATCGGGGTTTTGGGGTACGGAAATGGGTGAACTCTGGGTGGGCTCTTTGGCTGGTTCGGGTTGGGCTGTTATGTCGTGTTCCAACAGTCGGGGTTGTCCGTAATGGGGCGTTCCGGTGGCTGGTTCGGGCTGGTTGTCTTCGCTGAATAATGGTAAGGTGACAGGGCGGCGTACTTGTTCGGTCTGGATGTCGATGAGCCGTATTTCTTCCGGAAGGATGATTGCTTTGTGGGCGTGTTTGCAGACAGACACGTATTTCTGCTGGATACGTTCGCTGGTGAGGACTTGGCGCGACTTCCATGTAATGGAGTCGAAGATGTCAATGTCTGCACAAAAGTTGATGATGGTTTCTACTTGTTCTTCATCAATGGCCCAGTATTCGGCGATATCGAAGATGATATCGTCTGTGGCTTTGATGAAGCAACCGTTGTTGCGGTAGATTTCATTCTCTATATAGGTGTAGACGGCGTAGCCTTCGCAACCGTATTTCTTTTTCAGACGTTTGATTTTGATGTCTTGGAAACGGTCTGTTTCTGCTTGATAGTATGATAGTCCTTGTTTTGCCATGGGGTTATTCGTTGGGGGTTATTGTTTTGACTAGAATTGCTTCGATGTCTTCTTTCTTATATAGATAGGTGTTGCCTAGTTTATAGAAAGGGATTTGACCTGTGGAACGCAGATATTTTAGCGTTCCGTCTGATATGGAGAAAATCTTGCATATATCGCGGCTTCGCAGGTATTCTTTGCTGTACTCGGTGATTTTCTCGGATGCTTTGACCGCTTCGCGGTGGATTACTTTTTCTGCCATGATGGTTTATTGTTTTTTTTATGTGTCAAATTACTTCATTATTATTGATGCTTTGTTCTTGTTTTTCTTTGGCCGAATAGAGTTTCTTGAGGGTTGCCATATCGTTCATTATCTTGTTGTCTACGACTTTGGCGTAGATTTGGGTAGTGGATAGGCTGGTATGGCCAAGCATTTTGCTTACGGTCTCTATGGGGATGTTGTGACATAGAGTTATAGTCGTGGCAAAGGTATGCCGCGCCATGTGGAAAGAAAGAAGTAATATGAGTAATGGCAACGAAAAGAAATCATGACGCAATTTACTGGTAATTAGTTGTTTCTCTATATTCTTCCACATGAGTAAAAAGCAAAAAAGCGAGGCTTATTGAGAATATTCAGTTACCAAATCGTTAGCAGGGCTGTTACCGGCAGGGATAAGGTAACGAAGAGTGGATCAAACAATTTAAAACAGCGATATATTACACTGATTGTCATAGTTTTGCATATCAAAGAACGCTTATAAAACAGGTAAATTTGCCACTAAAAATATAAGCGTATGAAAGTAGGAAAATTCAAGGTGTTGCTCTACCTCAAAAAGAGCGGACTGGACAAATCCGGCAAAGCTCCGATAATGGGACGCATCACCGTTAATCGGACGATGGCGCAGTTCAGCTGCAAGCTCTCCTGCACTCCCGAGTTGTGGAATCCCCGTGAAAGCCGTCTGAACGGCAAGAGCAAGGAGGCGGTGGAAGTCAACGCGAAAATCGACAAGTTGCTGTTAGCGATAAACTCCGCGTTCGACTCCCTTGTGGAACGAAAGACCGATTTCGATGCGACAGCAGTCAAGGAAGCCTTTCAAGGCAGCAAGGAGACGCGGATGACCTTGCTCAAACTCTTCGACAGGCATATAGGGGAAGTCAGGGCACGTGTAGGCATCGATGTGTCTCACCGCACCTTGCCCAACTACCTTTACACCCGCAACCGTCTCGCTGACTTCGTCAGCAGCAGGTTCAAAGTATCCGACCTTGCTTTCTGCCAGCTCAACGAGCAGTTCATCCGGGAATTTCAGGAGTTTGTCGTGATAGAGAAAGGTCTGGGCGTCCAGACAGTGCGCCATTACCTGGCTATCCTGAAGAAGATTTGCCGCATAGCCTTCAAGGAGGGATATTCAGACAAATATTATTTTGAACACTACAAATTACCCAAGCAGAAGGAAACTGCTCCAAGAGCGTTAAGTAAGGAGGATTTCGAGAAGATACGGGATATAGAGCTTACCGGATGCCGCCCGGAACACTCCATTGTCAGGGACATGTTCCTTTTCGCCTGTTATGCCGGAACCTCGTACGTGGATGTGGTGGCCATCACTCCCGACAACCTGTCAAGGGACGACAACGGGGCATTGTGGCTGAAATACCGCCGGGGGAAGAACGGGCAGTTGAGCCGTGTTAAGCTGCTGCCCGAAGCGGTAGCCCTTATCGAAAAATACCGTGACGATACACGGGGCACACTGTTTCCCGTAATCCCGTACCAAGCCCTGAAATGGTGTCTGACGAGCATCAAAATGAAAGCCGGTATCAAGGGGCGCTTGTCCTATCACATGGGACGGCACTCGTTCTCGACCCTCATGACCCTTGAAAACGGCGTACCTATCGAGACTGTCAGCAAGATGCTGGGGCACGCGGATATAAGGACCACCCAAGTGTATGCCCGTGTAACCCCTAAGAAACTCTTCGAGGATATGGACAAATACATCGAAGCGACAAAAGATTTGAAACTCATTCTCTAACCCTATAAATACACTTTGATTATGCGAAGCACTTTTTCCATTCTATACTACATCAACCGTGGCAAGGTCAAAACAGACGGAACTACTTCAATACTGTGCCGTATCACCGTTGACGGCAAGAGCAGTGTATTTGCCACCAGTTATTACTGCAATCCCAAAGACTGGAACGCCAAGACAGGGGAAGTAAAGGATGCAAGGACAAACAACCTCCTTGTCGGACTCCGTTCCAAAATTGAGACCTCATATGACAATCTGTTGAAGGATGCGGGTATGGTCACGGCAGAAATGCTCAAGAACGAGATTACCCATGTAGCAACCGTTCCGGTCACATTGCTGAAAGCCGGGGAAGAGGAGCGGGAACGGTTGAGAATCCGTTCCGAAGTGATAAATTCCACTTCCTCTTACCGCCAGTCCAAATCCTCGCAGGCATACCTGCACGAGTATCTGCTGTCGCTGGGTATGCGGGACATCGCCTTTGAAGATATTACCGAAGACTTCGGCTGGGGCTACAAGCTTTACCTGAAAACCAAAGGCTGCGGGAATGGGCATATCAACCACTGCCTTACATGGCTGAACCGTCTTATCTATATTGCGGTGGACAGGGAGATACTCCGTTTCAATCCGCTTGCGGATGTCCCCTACGAGAAGAAACCGGACTACAAGTTGAAACACATAAGCCGGGCGGAACTGCAACGGATCATGGAGCTGCCCATGTCGGAGAGGTTACAGGAGCTTACCCGTAGGGCGTTCATCTTTTCAGCCTTCACGGGGCTGTCATATGTCGATGTAAAACGGCTTTATCCCTCGCATATCGGAACGAGCGCGGACGGCAGGAAGTATATCCGTATCAACAGGAAGAAAACCGATGTGGAATCCTTTATTCCGCTGCATCCCGTAGCCGAACAGATATTGTCGCTGTATAATACCACTGATGACAGCAGGCCTATATTCCCCCTACCCAAGCGTGACATGTTGTGGTACTGCATACACGAAATCGGGATAGTGGCAGGAGTGAAAGAGAATCTCAGCTACCACGCGAGCAGACATTCGTTCGGAACCTTGACGCTTTCGGCAGGTGTGCCGATTGAGAGCATCAGCAAGATGATGGGGCACACGAACATCCGGACCACGCAGGGATATGCCAAAGTGACCGATGATAAAATCTCCGAGGATATGGATAAGCTGATGGCAAGGAGACGTGAAAACGGGGCATCTTCCAATTAGAATCCCTGTTTCGCGGTCGCCCGCTTCCTCGCCGCCCATGGAAGTTAGTACAGACTTCATTGAAAGTGAAAAAGTCGGGCGGCAGGCCGTTTCGGGCTGAATCTTCCTCCTTCGGAGCGTATTCAGCCCGAAAACTTTTTCCCTTTCACGTCTGTACAATGGACGCTGTCGGCAGCGGAAACAAGCGACCGACGGAAAAGTCGGAACAAAAAAACAAAAGAGAAACAGCATACGGTCAGTAGAATACTACCGGTCCGTATGCTGTTCCGATATCCTATAGGAGGGATATTTTTTTGACAGCCGAATGAAGCGGGCAGGCGGCAAACTGCGCTCCCTCCAGAAAAATCAATCCGTTTTTTCGACCACCTGCCAATATCCGCCTTTGTCCGGTCCGATTCGTCGGAGTACCCCGTCCGCTTTCAGCCCGGTAATCTGTTTTTCCACGGCTTTTTTGGGGGGATCCCTATCCGCTTGGCAAGTGCCGTTGCGCTCAGTGTGTTGTCCTGTGAAAGCAGGGCGATGATTTTCTCCCTGCTTTTTGAGTTTATACTACTTCTCTCTATTGTAAATGACATCCAAAAGTTCGTTTGCAAGTTTGATGTCTGTAACTTTTACAATACTATATTTTTCTGTTGGATAATCAAGAATATTGACGCTGACATATCAAATAGTAGATATAGTCAAGCAGCCAGATTATGACCGTATGGATAATGATTTGAAGTCTCGTCATATTAAGATAAAAGGCGAAGCTCCCAATAATATATGAATAGGCAGACATCTTTGAACTCAATAAAGATAACGATAAAATCCGCCAAGTGCGTAAATGCGTAAAGACATAGAAATCTGCGAGAAAGCGGTACGAAAACGAACAGCTCTTACTGAACAAGTTAGAATCACATAACAGTCTGTAAAGGAGCAGTAGGACAAGGCAAAGTTTATCAAGGGTAAGACGATCCAAACAAATAAACCTAATTTAGTTTACAATAAGTATAAAAATATTATAATTTGTAAAAAACAGAAGTCGCAAGATTGTATTGTTTGTTCGACAATTTCCTGTTTGATTATTTTATGGCTTTCATATTTTTGAAATAATACGCCATGTTTTTGAAATAATATTCCAAGTGTTAGCGATAATAATTGGGAAAATTACTACCTTTGCAAAATTTTAAATGGAATCATGCAACATCAAACATCCGTATCATGCAGAAAGGTGCAAATATCAATAGAATAAAAGCAGTGCTTGCGGAACAAAATAGAACCAGTAAATGGCTTGCTGGAGAATTGGGCAAAGATCAGGCCACTATATCAAAGTGGTGTACCAATACATACCAACCAAGTTTAGAAACTTTGGTAAAAGTAGCAGGGCTGCTTAATGTTGATGTAAGAGATTTGATTGTAAAAACTGAAATTAAATAAGTTCATGTATAAGATAGAATGGGATAAAGAAACAGGAGGTGTTTTGTTAAGTTCCAAAGTCTCGAAAGAGACTTTGGGCATTTCGCCTCGTCCTGTTTGGTTTGAAGAACTTGATTTACTTGGACTTGACAAATTAGGATATGTATATCCGCAGTCAGAGGCTCCACTTATGTGGGCAGTTAATAAACAATATTTCTATCGTGGCGACTTGGTGTTTCAGGCTAAAGGGGCAAATTTGTATGATTCGGCTACCATAACTATTATGCCGGGATTTGAGAATCTTGAACTTATCCCGATTGATGTCAAGAAAATGATAGAGAGAAACCGCGATATTATGTTCTTGCTGGAGAGCGAAGCCATTGAATTTATACGCGAAACATTCTTCATCTATTCTACAGCTTCTAAAAAATTCAATGAGATAAAAGCCAATCAACTTGATTTTGAAGCTATCGCTGCATCTATTGAGCAAAAACAAAAGCGGAAAATGGCTATTGTCAAGGAGGAGTGCGACAGCTTCGATGTAATGCCCTTGGATATTGCAGAGCAACAAGGTAAACAACGACTACTTGCCACCAAAATTGATGTTTTTTTGGCATCATTTTCAGGCGGCAAAGATTCACAAGTAGTCCTTGATCTTTGCACAAGAGCTTTGCCGCCCAGCGTTTTCGAAGTGATATATAGCGACACTGGGTATGAATTGCCGTCATCGCTCGATCTTTACGAAGATGTCAAACGACACTATTCTGCGCTTTATCCTGGACTTAAATTTTCCACCGCTCGCAACCACGCTTCGGTGTTAAGCTATTGGGATAAGATTGGTACGCCGAGCGATACCCATCGTTGGTGCTGTTCAGTAATGAAAACCGCACCTCTTTACCGTTCTCTTAAAGTCCAGGGTACAAACAAGCAAGCTAAAGTTCTTACTTTTGATGGTGTAAGAGCAGAAGAATCTGCCCGTCGTGGCAATTATGAACGTATGGGTAAAGGTGTAAAACATTCAACAGTTGTAAATGCTCACCCGATATTATATTGGAATACATCGGAAATATTTTTATATTTATTCTCTTATGCTCTACCTATTAATGATGCTTATCGTTTAGGAAAATCAAGAGTAGGGTGCATTACTTGCCCTTACTCTTCCGAATGGGATGATATGATAGTAAGCCGTTGCTATGGTGCAGAATTAGAACCTTTTATTTCAAGAATTTATGATTGGTCCAAGCAAGAGGGTGTCAAAGACTTGGAAGTATATCTAAAAGAGCGTAAGTGGAAATTTAGAGCTAGTGGTAAATTTATGAAAATTTCCACGCAGGTGAATTTCAAGAACTCTCCTAATAATTTCTACGCCCAAGTAAAATCTGCAAAATTACCCATTACTGCGTGGTTGCCCGTCTTGGGTGAATTCACTCTCTTTAATATCTCTAATGAATTTCACGGAGATATAAAATATAAAAATACTGTCTATTCTTTTGAGATTAAGGGGAATGATACAGATTATACTTTTTATATTAAAGGGATTAAAGATTTATCTCTTATCTCTTTATTGAAAAGAGTTATATACAAAGCGGCATATTGTATTAATTGCGAATCATGCGAGGTTGAATGCCCAACAGGGGCATTGTCCGTTTTTCCAAAAGTAAATATTGATTTAACGAAGTGCATCCATTGCCACAAATGTTTGAACTTTCACGACAGAGGATGTATCGTTGCTAATTCTATAAGTATGACAACAGAAACAAATATAAAAGCGAAAGCAGGAATTGATAGATACAACACCTTTGGACTCCACGAAGAATGGATGAGCGAGTTTCTATTAAATCCTACTGAGTTCTGGGACTATAATGGACTTGGACCAAAACAAGTTCCGAGTTTTAAAAACTGGCTCAAAGAAGCTGAAATAATAGACGCTAAATTAAATCTCACTGAGATTGGGAACGTTTTATCTGAAATATATGTTGATGACCCCAACTTGGTTTGGTCTGTGGTTCTTACTAATCTTGCTAAAAACTCATTCATTGTGAATTGGTTCTTAACTCATATTGTGCCCGGACAAATTTTCGATAAAAATTCTATTTCAGAAAACATTTCGGAAGAATATCCAGTTTACGGAAAGCGAACTGTTGACAATGCAGTCTCGGCGTTATTCCAATTATTTAAGTATTGTCCTACGGACAGTGCTTTTGCTATAGCTGAAGAAATTGAAGGTAAGCAATATCGACGTAAATCTTTTGAAGATTTATCCGATACCGCTTTAGCTTATTCTTTGTATCGATATGCTGAAAATGTTGGATATAAATCTTTTCGCGTTTCTGATTTAAAAGATTCAAAATCAGAACTTGGTCCATTCGTTGAATTTGGAATTTCGCTTTCTGGATTAGAGAAAATATTACGAACCCTGAACTCAGCTAACAACCGTTTACTTGTAGCAGAGTTGAATATGGGGCTTGACCATATTACCTTGCGAGAAGATGTGAATCCAATCTCTATTCTTAAAACTTTGATTTAATTATGGCTACTAAGTATTCTGATATCGTTGATTTGCGCTCTGGGCGTAGCACATATTACCTCGAAGAAGAGAAAGCTGGGGATTGGAGTGTATTCATTGTAAACGACCAATTCAATGATATACTGCGTACTGTAGTCCGCTCTGTAATGAACAATGACCTCGATGCGCATAAGTCTTTTTGGATAGAAGGAACATATGGTACGGGAAAAACTCATGCCGGAGCGGTGCTAAAGCATCTACTTTGTGACGATGTTAGTGCTATTGAAGAATGGTTGCTTGGGGAATACAAATTACCGAAATTTGAGGGCTTGTGCCAGTCTGTTTTCGATCTCCGTAAAAAGAAACGGCTGTTTCCCGTTACCTTGTATGGAGCAAGTTCAATTGCCCATCCTGATGACCTCTCCCTACAACTTCAACAAAAGATACAAGAGGCTTTAATCAAAGCCGGACTTACAGACCTTGAAGTAAAGACCGACTATGATACCTATATCAAGCACATTGATGAAAATCAGCAGTTTTGGGAAATGCTTATAGAACAATCCCCAAAACTTTCAGCGGTTACTCCCAATGTGGATAAGTTGCGTAAAGAACTTTCCGACCTTGAACCAAAAACATTGCGTGTGGTGCAAGATGCTTTGCGCGATGCCGGCTTTCATATCCGTATGGAAAATGCCAATATCACACAATGGTTTTTTGAAGTTCAAGAGAAACTGAAAGAGAAAACCGAATATGACGGACTACTGATTATTTGGGACGAGTTTACGACCCTGCTCACTCTTGATATAGGTCTTAATATCTTGGTTCAGTTACAAGAGCTGACTGAACGTGCTATGGCACAAGAGAATGACAGTTATTTCCTTTTCATTTCTCACCCATCGGCTCTCAACTCTCTAAAAGCGGAAGAACGTCAAAAAACTATTGGTCGCTACCACTATATGAAGTACAACATGGAACCCGTGTCGGCATATAAGATTATGTCGCGCAAGTTCCGTATGACTGGTACCAATGAAGAATATTTGTCTGTTTTCAGTCCCGTTTTAGATAAGTTTGATAATCTTATCAACCACTATACGGAAAATTTGCCTAACGCAGTGGAAACGACACGCGATATCAAGAGTTTGATGCCAGTACACCCTGCAACCGCTTTACTCGCCACATTCTATGCTCGTGAAGCGGGTTCATCTTCTCGCAGTGTATTCCAATTCTTGGGAGAGAACGAAACCGTAAGAGAGTTCTTGAACAACGAAGTCGTTTTTGCCAAACGTGATACAATTACAGCAGATTTTCTTTGGGACTATGTGATTGGTGAGTTTAACGAAAATGTGACAAAATTCGGAGCTGTTACCGAACGCTACAACACCTACTGCTCAAACATTGAGAATGAAGGTGAAGTGGCAATGAAAGTATTCAAAGGAACACTTTTGCTTAATGCACTTAATAACATTGCTAATCATAAAGAGGTAACTCCAAGCGAGGAGAATATTCTTCGTTTGTTTGAGGGTACTTCGTTTGCAGAGCAAGTTGTCGATGTCCTTACAATGTTTGATAACAAAGGCTATATTCAACGTGCACCAGGTAACGTGTTTTCTATTCAGTTCACAGCTCTTCCCACTAAAGAAATCGAAGACGCAAAAGAATCGTTGCGCAACCGTGAATTTAAATACTTATCACAAGTTCTTACTTTCAACGACTCAGCATCTAAGGAAGTCGACAAAATTCTCATTAATCTTTGTCGTCCGTATACGTTTAAATTCTATTCGTTGGATATAAATGAATATACCTTATTCAATAAGATAGAGAACGGTAGAAAAGATGCTAAAGGTTACGAACTATTCTTAGCTTTGTTGTTTGGCAAGACAACTACTGAAATTCAGACTTTGCGTGAATATGCAGAACATGCTTCTGTTGATCCACGCTTTGCCGACACTTGCTTTATCGTTTTCGATGCTCCTTTCGGAGAAAAAGAATATGAGCGTTTCATTGAATATCAGGCAAATGCTAAGTGTGCACAAAAATTCAATTTCACCGATCAATATCAGGCACACGTTAAGAATGCGGCAAGTATTCTCACCGACTATATCATCAAGAATGTGCGTCGTGAAAATTTCTATCTGTATTTGGGAGAAAGTCATAATACGTATTCGGCTTCAAAATTGACCTCTACGCTTGATCGTGTCATTGCGCCACGACTGTTTTGCAAAGGTCCAGAAGCGTTGGAGCAATGTGTGGGTAAATCTAAAACCTATTGGAAGAAAGAATCTACCAAAAAGATTGTGCAGTTAGTGTTGAGTTTTAACACGAAAACAGACATTATAAATCAGCTCAATGCTCAACAATCATTGGTAAAGATACTTCTTGAAGCAAGCGTGGACGAAAATCTTGAGTTCAAGCCGGATATTGACCAACAACGTAATCCATTGTATCTTGTTTACAAGTTTGTAGAGGACAAGATAAAAAGAACGGATAAGCAGAATCTTTTTAATCTTGCTGAAAAGTTTGAAGAACTTTCATATCCTCCATACGGCTTGTTCCAAACGTGTTCTTGTATGGCGATGTTGGCTTTTGCCCTCCGTCCGTATATCGGCAAGATGTTTGACACTAACGGTAAGCCTCGTGAAGCACAGCATTTGGTTGAAGATGTAGTAGCCACATTTGATTGTTGGGAAAAGGGTAATAAAAACCCAAAAATTTCATTCAAATTTGAAACCAAGGAAGAAGGACAGTTATGCAAGTCACTTATCAAATGTTTTTCTTTAGATTCATTGAATGGCTATCACGACATAAGCAGTTTGAAAGATGCTCGTTGGGCTATTTTGCATGAATACTCCGTTCTAAAGGGGTATCCTCTTTGGGCGTTGAAGTATGCCATACCAGCAACAATAAAGAATGCAGGTCTTGAAGAACCTGCTCAAAAGCTCATAGATGATGTACTTACTATTTGTTTTGAAACCACACACCGCAACCCATCTATGATGGTTGACATTGTGGAGGGTATCAAATCAATGAACTTTGAAATCAGAGCATGGTTCAAAGATAATACCTACTTCAAACAAGGCTTTGAGCAATTCCTTATGTCAGAGCCGAATGTTGCCCTTCAGTCCGAAGATTTAGATAAAGCATTTGCCTTTATCAAACAGAATATGCAGGGAGAAATTGGACTTTGGGGAGAGACTGAAGTGCTTGATCAACTTAAGAACTGGGCATTGTCACAAAAGCCAGCACCTACTCCTACACCTCCTATACAACCTATACCGGGTGGTGCAGCCCCTATTCCCCCTGTGCCACCGACAGCGCCCGCACCGGGAAGACGTGAACAGGCTAAAGATAAAGTTCAGTTTATAAACAATGTAGAAGATGCTAAAGACATACTTCTTCGGCTTATAGAACTTGATATGGAAACGATTATAGACACCATACTCGAATAATTATGTACCAAGCATTCGAGAATTTTGACTATCTTCTACAATGTGTCGAAGAGGATAAAGTTTCGACAGGGATAAACGCTGCTTCGGCAGGGCGTTTCCCCGTCAGGTTTGTCATGTTCAACAACTTCAAGGATTGCTATGATTTTGTTGACCACCTGACCGATAATGGTGTGGAACTTCAAAGCGTGGATTGTTGGTTGGATTCACAATATCCGGATTTATTGATTACATACAGCAAACTTTCTGATAAAATTTGCTCTTTCGTTCGCAGTAAGGAAGACAATGATATTGTCATTGCACCATTCTCCGAACTTGCTCGTTTTTATAACAACAATAAACCCGATATAGAATTTGATACGCTAATTTCTGACATTAAAGCGATTCAAGCATTGCATATTGCCTATAGAAATCATCAACGAGTTTACATTCCTATAGTGGGATTGGAAGCGAAGATGTCGAAGTTTTATAATGATAGTCAGATAACGGTTTGGGATTATAAAAATCCTAAACCACAGCGAAATTATCGGTTAATACTCACTAATGGTTCTACGTATGGGGTTAATGGTTTGGATAATAATTATAGCGTGGTAAGCTCTGTTTCAGAATGGCTACGCCTTTGGCGTGACCAAAAAATGAAACGGGATATCATTTGCACCTCTCGCTCCATATTTGCTTATGCAGAGTACGCACAACCCGACAATGCTTTCGATTTTGTGCCATGTAATTCAGTCCATAAGTTTCTCACCAATGGATTAGGGCTTCACCTTAGTTTTTTATCTAGCAAAGAAGCAGATAAGCATTGGTTGGAGTTAGCTAAAGAAATCAATATTGAGTCTTTTGATTTCAAGACTTTTTTCAATGCTAAATTCGACATACACGCTCTTGCTGGTTTTGAAGTTTTTGTCAAAACTTGGTTTGAAAACGAACTTCCATTTGATCGTTGGTTACTCACTTCATACTATCAGGAAAAGTTCTGTTCAAAAGGATATATTTGTGAGTCCATTAAAAATTTGAATGGATATACCAATTCTGACTTGACTCAAGCAATAGCTCTTACAATCTTCAACCTTGAAAATCCCGAAGATTATTTGTATGAGCGAAGTGCTATCCTATCTCATATATACAAAGAGAAAGTGGTACTTTCTGAAATAATTCAGCACAAACTGATTGAAAAAATCAATCAAGTTGTTGAAACTTCCGGATATAGTACAGCCTTGCAATATGTGTCACTTGTCACTAACGCAGAAAAAGCACTTTTGATTGACTGGGTTAGCCATTCCTATATTTCAAAAGAAGATATTCGAGAACTTTATCCGCAGTTGTACTACTATCTTGGCACTTCCTTTGGTATAAAAGAAGCCGAAAGCAAGTGGGTTCTCAAATACATAGATGCTTATAAAAGAGCGAAAGTCTGTAACGTGTACACAGATGAAGTGCTTAATACCATCTGTGAAAAGAATCATGACACTATTAAATTCAACTCTTGGTATCATAATTTCAGTACTACTCGAACCGTACTCAATAGTCGCAAGGATATTGATGTATTTTATTGGATAGACGGTTTGGGATTGGATTGGTTACCATTCATCCAATATGTGATAGGGCTACGCAAACGCGACAATTTCTTCTTGAATGAAGTTTATGTTTCTCGTGCAGATATTCCTACCAAAACAGAGAATAACAAAAAATCATTGTTACTTCTTGCAAATGACAACTTGCCGAAAGAGGGAGATTTAGACACTATTTCTCATAAAGTTCGGCAATATCCGCAATACATCATAGATGATATGGAGAAGATTGCTGAAATTATCAACAATATTCTTGATAACAATCCTGATAAGAAAATAGCTATTGTTTCTGACCATGGCATTTCTTATCTTCCGCAACTCTGTTCCGGTCTGAATTTGCCCGGATTTGAAAGTGATCATGGTGGAAGAATTGCCTCGGTGAAGAAACCTACTATTGATAATCGCTATATTATTCTTGATGATAACACTACCGTTTGTGCATTACAGCACAATTCGTTATGTGCAAAAATTCATGACGGTTCAGGTTGCCATGGTGGATGTACTCCCGAAGAAGTACTCGTACCGATATTGATAATTTCTTCACAACCAAATGCCACTAATTGGACTGCAAAATTGCAGGATTTTGAAGTCTCTGCTTCAAATCCCGTTCTCAAGTTTGACATTCGCGGACTTTCATTTAATGACATTCCGATTGTTGAGTATAATAATGTACACTATGAATTGATTGCTCAATCAGGGAATAGTTACATTACCCCATGCCTGCCGTTGTTGCAAGATGCTAAAAATATTCGATTGATTATTGGAGATAAGTACCGCGACTTCAAACTCGAACTTAAATTAGGTTTAGAGGAAGAAGATTTGTTCTAACTGCAAAATTTTTATATTATGCGCGAAATAATATCAGAAAAGGTGCGTCAGCATTTTGCACCAATGTCTATACATAAAGACCCCAATTCAACAGATAGTTTGTTTGCGGGGCGAAATCTTCCTGCATTTGTTAAGGACTTTCTGTTAAAAAAACATCTAAGTCCAGACGGGAGTGTTGATAGAGGAAAACTGACATCATTCCTAGATATAGTTATCCCCAAAAATTCAACGGATGTTAAAGATAAATTAGCACAAGGCGAAACCCTCACTTTGTTGGTTCGCTTCATTATTTATATTGACCTCGTGAAAGGTGTTCGCCGCTTTGCTATTCCTGACATGGGTATCAAACTTAACGAGGGTGTTATCCCTGAATATGTTTATAGCCAACATACAGGAACACTTGTTGACGGAGAACGTTGGGGTATCATTAAATTGGCTCTCTTACCTGATGATGACGGCAAAAAGAACCATGTAGAAATGGTGGACTATAAGCCATTTAAGCCTTACAAGTCAGTTGATGTTAATTATTTACGTGATGCTCGTAAATCGTTTACTACCGATGAATGGATTGATTTGTTGCTATCCGCAATGGAATACGATGCAGATTCTTTTGAGAATATGCACCAAAAATTGGAATTTCTTACTCGTCTGTTCATCTTCGTTGAGCCTCGATTGAACGTAGTTGAATTAGCCCCTAAAGGAACTGGTAAAAGTTATGTTTTCGGTAACCTCTCCAAATATGGATGGCTTGTCAGTGGCGGAAAAGTTACTCGTGCAAAACTTTTCTACGACAAGCAGAAACAGCAGAATGGTATTATAAAGAACCATGACTTTACTGTTTTTGATGAAATTCAAACAATCACTTTCCAAGAGCCTTCTGAAATTCAGGCAGCGCTAAAATCATACCTTGAAAGCGGTAAGACCACCATAGACAATAATGAATTTTCGTCAGAGTGTGGCTTAATGCTGATGGGAAACATCCAACTTACTTCCGAGCGTCTGCCTCAAAGTAAGAGATATTTTGATGCATTACCTTTGTATTTCAGAGAGTCAGCTTTGCTTGACCGCTTCCATTGTTTTATTGAGGGGTGGTATTTACCGCGCATCAACAAGAGTATGATTTATAAAGGTTGGACTATCAACGTAGAATATTTCTCTGAAATATTACATTCGCTCCGTACCGAAAATTCATACGGGCTTTTGTTTGACGACCTTGTCGTATATGACAAGAAAGCAGATATGCGCGATTTCAAAGCTGTAAAGAAGATAGCCACAGCAGCTATGAAATTGTTATTTCCTCATTGGAAATCCGTTGAAGATGTTAATCTTGAAGAATTCGACCTTTACTGTTTGCAACCAGCAATAGAAAGACGCGGCATCATTAAGGAACAATGTCACTACATTGATTCAGAGTTCAAAACTTCTATGCCTAATTTTTGGATTAACAAGGGCATCATGAATAATACAGACCCAGATGGTCAGGGTATGGAAGAAAATGAGTTATTTTAAAGATTGAATTATTTTCAAGTGATTTTATAGGCATATGGAGAATTTGGATAAGCTTGTACTTGAATTATGTAAACTGCCACAAGAAACAGGTTGGGTAGAGTTTAAACATAATAATTGCGACCCTAAAATGGTTGGAGAGGACATTAGTGCCTTAGCCAATAGTGCAGTTATTGCGGATAGGAGTTATGCCTATATGATATGGGGTGTTGATGATAATACACACGAGATAATTGGCACGAAAGTCAGTTTGAAAAAAGAAAAGAAAGGTAATCAAGAACTTGAGAACTGGTTACGTTATCTACTTTCCAAAAATGCCGATTTCGAAATGCACTCTGTTGATATTGATGGAAAGCATATTGAAATGCTTATTATCTCAAAAGCAGTAGGAGTTCCTGTTACTTTTGAAAAGGTAGATTATATCCGAATAGGTAGTTACACAAAGAAAATCATTGAATTTCCTGCATTACAGGCTCAATTGTGGGATAAATTGAGAAATCAGCAATTTGAAGATGCTTATGCTCTAACCGATATACAATTGCAAGATATTTCTCACTACTTAAATTGTGAGATGTATTTTGATATCCTAAATATGCCGATTCCAACAAGTCCTGATAAATATGTGCATTATTTGGTAGAAGATGGTATTATTGCCAAACTTGATAATGGTTTGTATGCCATAACAAACCTTGGGGCTATTCTCTTCGCAAAGAGACTATCTGAATTTCCACGTGTAGGACGAAAAGCAATAAGAATTGTACAATACGATGGGCTTAATAGACTTGTAATATTAAAAGAAGAAACAACGACAGAAGGGTATGCCATTAGCTTCGAGAATGCAGTAAAATATGTAAATACACTGTTGCCTTCAAAAGAAGATATTGACTCTGTTCGCAGAAAGTCAATAAGTACATTCCCTATGCCTGCTATTAGAGAGGCTATAGCCAATAGTCTTATTCATCAGGATTTTTTCATTACCGGAACAGGACCGCTTATCGAAGTATTTGAGAATCGGGTAGAGGTTACAAATTCGGGAACGCCATTAGTTGATATTATGAGAATTGTGGATAATCCACCTAAATCTAGAAACGAAAAATTAGCATCTTTAATGCGTCGGTTGAACATGTGTGAAGAATTGGGACGTGGATGGGATAGAATGGTTATTAGTTGTGAATTGCAAAAGTTGCCAGCTCCACGAATCCAAATTTATCAGGAATCTACTAAAGTTTCATTGTTTTCTCATTTGGATTTTACAAATATTCCAATGGAAGATAAAGCATGGGCAACATACTTGCATGCTTGTGTTAGATATATAGAGGGAAATGCATTGACAAATAGCTCTTTAAGGGAACGATTCGGTGTTGCGGAATCTTCATCAGGTAGTATCTCACGATTGATAAAAGACGTTTTAAATAGTAAATTAATAAAACCTGTAGATCCTAATACCGCCCCTCGTTATATGAAATACATTCCAATATGGGGTTGATTTAACTTGCTGGTAACTTGCTATATTAGTGGTATATATATATATATTACTGATTTGCAGTTGTTTATACATCAAATATAACTTGCTGGTAAGTTGCTGGATGGAGTTGATGGCAATAATGTAATTACTGATTTTGATAAAAGTCAGAAAATAGAGAATCCATTATTTTCCATACCTTTATCATCTGCTAGTCATTATACTTTTATTTGAAGCAAGATAAAGAAGATAGCACGTTACAAATCCATTACCTATTCCCTTAAGATGGATTTGCAGACATTTGAAAGATAGTGGCATACATTTGAGAAAAAGAATTGTTGTTAATTCGTTTCTCTCTTTTTATGCCTTCTTTCAAACCTCCTAAGACAAAGGAGATTTGGAAGATCTTTTAGAATTAAAACAAAAAAGTTTTAGTATTGAAGGAGATTAAAAATGATAAATAAATCGTTGTTGTTTTATACATGTTTTATTATTTATGATTACAATATATTTGGATAAGCAAGTCTTCAGTTATCTATTCAATGTAAGGGAAGAGAAATACTCCCTCTTGCGTGAAAAGATATTATCTCACAAGGATGAGTTTATTTTTCTCTATTCAAATGCTCATTTGTTTGATTTGCAAGATGATAAAACGGATATTAAATATGCGGAAATGGAATTTATGCAATCGATAGTTGGCGAAAATCGTTTAATATATGAAAGCAATAAACTGGAAGTTCTGAAGCAATCCCCACGCAAGGCTTTTGAGACTATAGGCAAAGTAGGTGATTTCTCTTGGCTTGAAAATTTTAATTTCTCACAAATAACAGAAGAACAGCGGAATGCTATCAACAATATTGTTGATATTAGCATTAAGGATTTAAAAGGAGAATTGGATTTTGATTGGCTAACAAAAAGAGTTCCGGTTTCAGCTAATGAACTCCAAATAGATCCCCCATTTTTTACATCATTAATAAAATTTGTATCCCACAATTTTTATGAGAATAAGGAGTCATACAAAATTATAAGAGACAATACTATTGCTAAATATAATCCTACATTAATTACAGCGGAAAGTGAAAATGTTTTTAACGAACAGTTAGTCTCGTCCCCATTAGGATTATCCTTTCTGGATATAATTAAAGCCACTTTAACTCAAATTGGGTTATCATCTACTGATTTTGCAACGGAATATTATATGTCCTATATGATTCTTGACCTATTGGGAATAAATAAAGAAACTCGGAAGAAGGTTAAGTTTAAAAATATGCAAGCTGATTGTTGTCATAGTTTCTTCGGCTCATACTGCGATTGTATAGTTAGTGATGACGAAGGTATGCGCCGAAAGAGCAAAACATTATACAAACTTTTCAATTTCGGTACTAAAGTATATTCAATAGATGAGTTTATAGAAAAATTTGATGAAGCAATAAATAACAATAAAAAATCTGCGCGTGAATATTTTGATGAAATCCTTTGCGATTATACTAAAAGGCAAGTAATTAGAGTCGAAACAAAACCTGGGCAATCTCTAACTTATTTGAATACTTCCAATAAGTACTTCGGATATTTCAATTGTATGATAGAAAGAAAATCGAAAGATGAAACAGTTATTATACTTCATAAAAACAATGACCTGAAGCAACCTATTCTGATGAGAGAAATAGAGATTATAGTTAATCGAATTGTTAGAGTATTTAATGGTATGGGAGCTGCCTTTACTTTATTCGATGAAGTGGTAGAAATTCCTCAATTAAAAGCTGACAATTGGAATAGAATCCTAATGTTAAATGATGCTGATGTGTGTTTGACTAAATTCAAAGATACACCTATGTTGTGTTTATGGGTCAAGTTAAAACGGCCAATATCACAGAATCAAGATTAA